AAGCGACCGCTTGCCGCCGTGGTCGCGCCGACCGTGGCCCCGTTGATCGTGCCCCCGGTGATAGCCGCCGCCGCGTCGTTCGACCACCTGAAGACCGTGCTGCTATCGGCCTTCTCCGTGAAGAGTTTCCCGTCGGTCGTGTTCATCGCCAACTCGCCGACGATCAACTCGCCGACGGTCGGGACTTCGCCCGTGTCGCTACTGCGCTTGTGCTTGATGATGTCAGCCATCAGGAGGCTCCGTACTCGCCGCCGTCAAGTTCCTGAACCAGCCCAGATGGGCAGGATCCGAAGATGCGGTTGGGCGCGACGAACTCGTAGGAGATCGCGCCATCGGTAGCGCGACGCATGATCATCTCGACTGGCGTACCTGTCGGCACCGGGCCGATGTAGAAGCCGTCGGCATCGTCTAGCTCAAGAGATGTCACCGCGAATCCGTACGCAGTGGTGGCGTTGTTGCCAAGTTCCAGCAGATTGACCGCGAATGCAGTACTGCTTGTGCCTTGCCTAGGATTGGTCATCGATGACAAACTGGACGTGGTCGCATCCGCGCGCTTCTTCTCCGTCCAGGCATACTTCCACTTCGCCGTGCCCGCGGTGAAGATGGTCGATCCGTCAATCGTCGCCACGAATCGATCGACGATCGGGATCTCACCCGTACGATCGGTAGGCTGAACCGACTGGACGGCACCATAGATCTCCTTCCACGTCGCCGGCGTAAGCGCACCCCAGCCCTTGGAGATGATCGGTTTCATAGGCCTGGCAGATCCGCGAAGTTCGCAGTGTTCGGGAATGGCTGCTTCCAGTAGACCGGATATGCCTTGCCGGCGTATGTGCCAGTGCCCGTCTTTTGCGGTCGACCGTCTTCAGCACGGTCTGGCGATTGGCGACAGTGTGCCGCGCCGTCCCAGATGAACGTGTAGGTCACCTCGTAGAGGTCATAACCGATGCGAGACTGGCGCGATCCGACGAACAACACATAGCCCGCCGATGCCCCCTCGAATGTCGCACTGTTGCGCTTGCCGACCATGCTGCGTACGGTCGACGGATCCAATTGGCTGCCCGTGAGCTTCTTGGTAATGGTGATCTCCTGCTGCGGATAGACAACCGTCAGAGGCTCGCCGCCGTTGTCGATCGGCTGCCCCGCGATGTCGCTCTGCGCTGGGTTGTTCAGATTGGCCGGAGCAGGCATTGCCGTCGACCCGTCGATGCGCCACACGTCCAGCAGTTCCGCTCGAGTGGTCAACTCCTTGCGCTCGTAGTTGGCGATGATCTCGAAGTCATTGCCGCGATTGTTGTAGCTGACCGTTGCCAGCCAGGTCTTGGCCGCACTGCCTTCGACCACTTGCAGATCGATGTTGGTCAGCGTGGCCCCGGTGATGCCAGCCGTGGCCGTATATGCGGCTCCGAGCGTATATCCAGCCGTGGTGAGCGCCGAGTATGCATCGCCGATCGTGCCGCCGCTGACATCCGTGATGATCAGGCGGAGCGTGGCCGTGCCGCCGTCGTTGGCTAGCTGATGGCCGATAGTTTGGATTCCAACAGTCGCTGGCATACGGTCCTCAATTGATGGTCGACATCATATCGGCGATGTTCTGGTTCAGCTTGCGCAGTTCTGCCGTCTGCGCCTTGGATTCTTGCGCAATCATCGCATCCCAGTCTTGCTTGGTAAAGGGTGATGCGATGGCGACTTTCACAGACCCCAAAGCCGTCGAGAGCGACTCGGTCATGGATTCGCGACGCTGGCGCATTTCGTCTACGCGCTTCCGTGCAGATTCCTCTTCGCGGGCGACACTCTCCTCAAGTTCGTCCCGGCGCTGCTTCATAGCCGTCACTTGCTGCTGCTTCTTTGCGCTCTCAATGCTGTCATACAAAGCCATCAACTTGGCGACTTCGTCGGATTCGATCTTCATCGACTTGAGTCGCTTCTCGAACTGCTCTCGCTCACGCGCGGCAGCAGCCATTGCGCGCTGATCCTCATTCATGTTGAGATCAGCCAACTGCTCCTTCAACTGCTTCTCAATCTCGAGAGCCTTGTTGGCTGCTTCAAGGGCATTGCGCGTGTCCTTAAGCGATTGGATCTCGTCGATCCTTTCCGGCGTGAACCCAGCCGCAGTCAGTTGATCACTTTGCCGCTGTCGGAGGATCTCGCTGTAGTCCTCCTCGCTCATCGATAGCAGATTGATCTGATCGGTGAGATCAGATACGGTCGCCATGTAGCTGCGGTCGATGGCTTGTCGTTCTGCCTTTGCTCGAACATCCTCTTCGATGGCTTGGCGTTGACCAGTCAACGTCTCGAACTCCTGCGCCTGCTCGAAACGCTTGCGTGCTGCTTCGACGGTCGCTTCCTCCAACTGAAGCACCTTCGCCATCTCGGTGATCTGGACTCGAAGCCTGTCGGCAGCCTCCGTATCACCCCTGGCGCGCACGACCGACTCATAGCCACGAAGGTCTGCGAGCTTCTTGAACGTTGAGAACCGCTGATCTTCAGCCTTGGCGAGATCTTGGCTAGACTTGCTGACCGCATTTTGGGCGGATGCCAGTTCCGCGAATTGAGCCTGTGCTCGACGCACCTCATCGGCCGGGAGATCGCTGCCGGCCACGATTGCCTCGAGCTGGACAACCTTGCTCATCTCGGCTGTCCGCTTCTCCTGTTCTGCTGCGGCGGCCGACATGGCCTTCAGGGCTGTTTGCGCCTCTTCGGCGGACTTCTTGATCCGTTCGATCTGCCCTGCGTAAGCAGCCGCCTGTTCCACGGCATCTTGCTTGAAGATTTGATAGACCGCGTACGCCACGCCTCCGGCCAACGTCAGAGCGATTCCCAGCGGTGTCAGCAAAGCGGCGGCCATAGCCTTGCCAACGGAAATAAGTGCAACTCCAATCGCCTTAAAGCCAGAAACGATTGCCGGGATGCTCTTGGTGCCGAGTTGAAGGAAAGAGGTGACTGGCGACAGCACCTCCGGCGATACCCCGATCTTTCCCAAGGCTTGCTGCAAGGCTATAACGCCCTTCGTGGCCTTGCGGAAGTTCGCGTCAGCGCCAGCCGAGAACAGATCAAGGGACTTCGTGGCTCCTTCGAGCTCCGTTCGGTCTACCTTGAAATTCACCATCAAATCGCCGACAACTGCCATCAGGAGCCTCCTGCAAACTTCAGTACCGCCATCATATCAGTTGGCGTTTGCTCCTTGGGTTGATTCAGGAATGGCATGAAATCCGTCACCTTCGCCGGTGGATCGGACGATCGGCGATGCGCGTTGGCATACATACTGGCAAGCATGGCAAAGCCGAAGTCGGTACGCATTCCACCGATCGGCTCAAGGCTGTCGTATGCCAGCCATTCCGACAACTCCGAGGCCGTAAGCCGTTGCTCGAGTTCGCCGACCGTACAGCCGAGTGCGAGCGCCAGGCGGAACAGGAAACGCCGCCCCGCTCGCTCGGTCAGTTTCCCGCGAGTGCCTCTACGTCCTTGGCACCCATGCCGGACAACTTCTGGGCAGCGTCGAACAGTGGATCGACGATGCGGGCCGGCAGACCAGCCACGGTCTCGACCTCGGAGTCGGTGAACAGCCGAGCGCCATCCTTGTCGCACAGCGCACGAACCAGCAGGCGCGCACGAAGGTTGACGAAGTTCATCTCCTTGTTCGGACCCTTGCCGACGAAGCAAGCCGCCTCAAAGGCATCACGTTCGCCGGCGGTCAGACCTCGCAGGTAGAACGGTTCAGCAATGCCGGCAACGACAATCTGCTCGACTGGCAACGTTGCCACGAGCTGCAAGATGGATTCGCGATTCATGTGATGGTCAGTTCGTCCAGGTCAGACTGCCAGTGATGCGCATGGTGACGCTGGCCTGAACAATACCGTCGACCGCTGCGCTGACGTTCAGAGACGTGGCATAGGCAGAGAAGGTCACATAGGTCGCCGCGCTGCCAGTCGTGTCGCCCGCAAAGAGCAGTCGCCACGAGCCAGCCGCTGCCCCATTCTTGTAGATCTGTGGACGCAGGTAGTACTGCGCATCGGTCGATGCGCCGCCAACCGACTCGAACATATAGATCGACAACGAAATGGTGCCATTTTCGCGGATGCCGACTGCTGCCGTCTTGGATGTAGTGGCGAGCGAACTGGTATCCAGTTCCGCGACACTGATTCCGTTCATGGCGACCGCCGTGACATCTCCGAGCGATGCGTAACTGGTGCTAGGCAGTAGCACTTGCAGGGTTGTCTTCTGTGCTGCGTATGCCATGTATCAGCCCGTCCAGGTGATTGCGCCAGCGATACGGATCGTGATTGTCGCCTGAATGACCGCATCGATGCCAGCACTCACATTCAGCGATGTCACATAACCAGTGAACGCTGCCGTGCTGCCAACTCCAGCGGCTCCGAAGCGGAGCGTGAACTTGCGGCCGGCCGCCGCCGTAGCCCCCGCCGCGAAGTTCTTGGGTTCGAGGTACGTCAGAAGCCCGCTGCTGCTCTCCATGAGGTACAGCGATGCGTTGATCGTGCCGTTGTCAATCACGCCGACCTTGGCGGTGCGGCTCGTGTCACCGATCCCCGTTGTGTCAATTTCCGCCACGCTGATGCCATTCAGCGAGACATTGATCACCTCGGCGACATCGGTGTCGACAGTGCCACCGGAACCAGCGGTGCTAGCAACGCGAAGAAGCGACCCAGTTCCGACGTATGCCATATCAGTTGCTCCAGGTGATTGCGCCAGTGATACGGATGTTCACGCTGCTGGTCACGGCGGCATCGTTCTGCGCCGAGATCGACACGCTCGTGATGAAGCCGCTGAAGCTGGCAGTGATGTAGGTTCCGCTCGAATTGCCCCAGGTGATCACGAATGCATCTGCCGTGCCCTGTGCTGCGGTAGGAACGAGCGCATCGATGCCGCCCGTGTAATCGGCTGGCGTGAACACCTCGAGCGAGATCGTTCCGGCCGCTTCGCTGCCCGTCTTGAATGACTTGACGGAGTCAGTCAGAGTAGTGACATCGATTTCCGCCAGGCTGCTGCCGCCGAGCGAGATGCTGGTGACCTCGCCGATGGCGGTTCCGCCCTTCGTGATCGTCGTGCCGTAGCTTGAGAATGCCATGCCGTGTCCTCGTTAGTTGGAGTGAATGCAAGTTACCTCAACCGACGCGATGAACAAACCGTAGGTCGCACCGTCGGGCGGAGGTTCGTAGGTTGTTTGGATGCTGCTGACCTTGGTGCTTTGGACATTGATCTTGACCGTAGCGCCACTCGTGAACACTTGCGACCAGTCTTGGAACGCATCCTGAACGGCGCGAGCGAGCTGGATCGCGTCCTTCTTCGTGTCCCCCAGGCAATCGATGGAAACCACGGATCGGATCAGGCTGGGGATGCCCGACAGCACCTGATAGGGGTTGCTCGTCATCAACTCGTAGACCAAGCACGGACGCTGCTGTCCGTCGAAACGAACCTCCGGGAAGACACGCGGATTAGAGGCTCCGCCGATCTGATCGTAGATCGGCTTGGTAGTCGTTGCCTTGGTGAAGATGGCCGTCTCGATCGACCAGGTGTCCTGCGGCATTACGCTGCCTTCCTTCCGTCGAGTTTAAGGAGCGCATTGAAGTAAAGGCGATAGGCGCGCAGGAAGGCGGCATCCTGCATCGCCTTGAACACGCGCTTCGCCAAGAAGCGGCCTCGGACCTTCTTGCCCGGCGGAGCCTTTTCTCGCCAGTAGTTGGTCAGCCTATGACCCCGCTCGATCAGTCGACCGTAGAAGCTACCGCTCTTGCCCGTGGCTAGGATGCGAGCCCCTTCGTACCGCGCTGACTGGAGGCTGCCGAGCGGGACTATCCGCAGTGATCGTGCCCAAGAACGGCGAGCATGACCAGGCGATGCCCGCAAGCCGGCGAGCGGCCAATTGCGGTGGCCCCGCTTCTTCTTGCGCGAGTACGGAAGGTCGCTCTTGTATTTCGCCGACATGATCTCGCTCGAAATGGCAACTCGGATCGGCTCAAGAACCTCTGCCCCGATCTGCGCAGCCAAATCCCTACCGATCTCCTTCGACAACTTCACATACTGCGCGCGGATTTCAGCCATCCCAAATACCGCGATCACTCGCTTATCGCCCGGCTTTGCTCGTGGCTTCCTCATGTGATCAATTCCCGCACGGTCAGGTTGATCATCTGTGTACGTTCGTCGGGATCCGACAAGCCATCGATTTCAAACGTCCTAGCCCCGAGAATCAGTCTTGCGGTCACCGGGACGTTCGCCGCCTCCTGCGCTCGAAGGATGATCCGATAGCGTCGTACATGGGTCACGCCATCCTTCTCCATCGACTCGCTAGCGCCGGCCGCCTCGAGCGAGCCCCATACGACCAAGCCAGCCGTGAGGAACGTCAGAACCCTAGCCCCAAACTCGTCGACGCTCGTGGTTCGAACCCAGACCTCGAACGGCTGACGGAGTTGACTGGCTTTGATCCTAGGCATCACCACGCCCTCGGGATGCTGTAGATACGGCAGAGGATTTCGACGCCGTGCGGTGCCTCTTGATAGCCTTGATCAGACGCAGCCTCGCGCGCCTGGTCGTACCAGTAGGCGACGGTCATCAGAATGGCCTGCTTGATCGGCTGCGGAACGCTCGCACCCGTTGCGCCGAACCCGGCCGTGTACGACACGGTGACGCTCGTGATGCTCTTTTCGTACCTCGTAGTCGGCCAAGAGGTTGCGTTGCTCGGGTTCAGAACGATCGAACTCGGCAGACGGTCGCCCTCGAGGCTGTAATTGGAAGCCGAAAGCGTCTGGGTCGTTCCGGCCTGATCGACATAGGTGATCGACGAAACCGCGCTCGCCTTGCCAGACGGCAGCACGATCTCGTTGAAGGCTGGGAACCTATCCAGCTTCAGGGTGAATGTGCGGTTGATCAGCGGTCGATTGCACAACTGCTCGATATACAGACGAGCCGCCGTGATCAGTGACGAGATCAGGGTGTCCTCGCTCGAGTGGGTCACCCTCATGTGCGCCTTGGCATCGGCTGTCGTGATCGGCTCCGCAGCCGGGCTGGTGGCTTCTACATTCGACAGATAGGTGGCGCCATCAATCGTCAGCACGGTCTGCTCCCTTTACAGCCTTGCGCAAGCGTAGTGGTCGCTCCGGTGTTTCGATCTTCAGATCACGCTTCGCCAGGCCGGCGTCAATGTACTTGATCGCCTCCGAGAGCGGCAGCCGAACCCGCATCCCTTCTCCGTAGGCTCGATCTGGAACCGCGAATGCCCGCAGGATGATGATGTCGATTGCTTGGTCCATAGCGTTCGTTTAAAGCCACTAGGAGGCCATTAGAAGCCATCCAAGTTTGACTGCTCCTCGGTAATGATAGAGGGGCGGGCCGTAGCCCGCCCCTCGTGTCTAGCCGTTACCTATCGATCAGGTACCGTCATCCTTCAGAGCGCGGAAGGCATCGGCGCGAACGACCTTCGCGTCGAGGCGCATCTCGCCGAGGTAGCCGATCTGGCCGTTGCCGGCGTACAGCTCGTTCAGCACCTGCATCGACATCCCGGTGCGCTGGGCCAGCACCATGTGCTGGAAGTCACCGATGACCGCGTGGATCTGGTTGCTCGCGTCGGCCAGCGCAGGCACGAAGTCGCTGACGTAGACGGGGATGCCAAGCAGACGGTCGGGCGTGCCGGCCTGGAAGGAGGGCTCCCAGAGGTAGGCCGCCGAGGCAGCACCAGAGGTCGTGGTCGTGATCTTCTCGGTGAGCTTGCGCACGGCCGAGAGGAACGACTGGCTGGTGACGATCGCGCAGGTCGGGCTCTTCAGGTACTTCATCGGCAGGCTGTACACCCAAGTGATGAGTTCGTCGGCGGTGAGAGTGCCGTCCGTGGTCAGCGTCGTGGCAGTGCCCAGCGTGGCATTCTTCAAGCCCTGCGGCTTGTTGGTGCCGTTGCCGTGCCACAGCGAGTACTCGATGGACTGGCCGAACAGGCGACCCATCCGGTTGCTCACGATCGACTCGATGCTGAAGTCAGCACCGCGAGCGGGAGCGTCCTGCACGAGTTCGCGCGAGACCTTGATCACTCGACGGAGCGAGTTGCCGGTGAAGGTCTTGTTCGTGTAGGTCGGCGTGTATTCGTCGACCGATCCGGCTTCGCCAGCCCAGCCTTCCGTGTCGAACTCGCTCGAGGCGAAGTCATCCTCGAGCGTGAAGTTCGTGGTGAAGGTACCGACATCGATGCGGCGCACCAGGTTGTAGAGCGCCGTCTCGAGTTCGATCGACTTCTGGAGCTGCTGGTAGAAGCCCTGCGAGGGCAGCTGTTCGCCGCTAGCACCGCTAGCCGCACCGAGAGCGCGGGTGTCGTAGTCGCGCTTCCAGCCGTTCTTCAGGTAGTCGGCGAAGCGAGTCTCGTACTGATCGCCGATGATCGGCGAGAAGCCACGAACTTCCGTAGCAGCCGAGCGGGTCTCGATGACCTTGACGGTCGGACGAGCCGAAGCCGAGCGGACGTTGAGATCCGCGATCGCATCGCGACGGATCGCGAGCGAGTCGTAGCTCTTCGACTTCTTCTCGTACTCTTCCTTCATTTCTTCGACCTCCTCTTCGGTGGCCTCTTCGCTGTTCATGCCCTCAACGAGAGCACGCATCTCCTCGTAGAGCTTGCTCATGCGCTCCACGATGTCCTTGTAGTTCGCGCCTTCAGCGCCAGTTTCCATGCTGTCCTTCATGTTGTCCATGTCCTTGTTGTTAGTTGCTCACGATCTGCACATATGACTTGGGGTCAATCAGATTGCCGCCCACGCGGACGGTGGCCCGGAGCACTACCTGGCCTGTGGCTGCTGCCACTTCGTTCAGACGCTCGACCTGCACACCTTCGTTGTGCATGGCGATGACGTATTGCTTGAGATCGACGAGCATCGCGAGAATGTCGCCGCTCGACGCATAGGTGAAATGGGGAGTGAAGTAGGCCGGCTTGCCGAGGAATCGAGCAAACGCAGCCATATCTGCATCCGCAGGGGGATGAGCCGCTGCGCTGTTTTCAGACTGGTGCAGGAAACTGCTCATCGATCCCGATCCGAAAATCCAGCACGCATTATGGAATCCGCTCGCACGCATCTTTTCCATCGCCAGTGCGAGGGTCGAGAATTGGATGTGGTTAGCCGAAGCGCTGCCAGTGTCAATTACGATCTGTCCATTCGCGATGGCGTAGTAGAACAGCCCTTGGCATTCGCGCCGATTTGCCGCGGTTGCATTGACCGGACGGCCCACGATGATCTGGCGCTCAATTTCGCTGGTCAACTTCTTGGTCAGCAGATCGACCAGCATCTTCTCGACCGAAAGACTGCTAGCCGACTCTTCGATCAGTTCCTTCGACACCACGACATTGACGCCCACTTCCTTGAGCGGAATGGCGATGTTCTCGTAGTTGTAGATATACCCGGTTGGGGCAGTACCACTGATCGTGAATCGAGGCAGACTGAAGGCTGCTGATGCCAGGTCGACGCGCGTCGTTTCCTCGTTGTAGGTGATCCGATTCTGGGTTTCGGCGCTCTCCGAATAGCCAGTCACGTTCAGCTTGTTGCCCGTGACCTTGACTACCGTGCACTTGGACAGCAGGTAATTCGTGTCGAATCCATCGCCGATGATGTCCGCCCACGAGTCCGGGGCAATCGAGGTGCCGGATTCCGTGACGCCTCGCTTTTCAGCCAGCAACTTGGCATCGTCAGACGTAATGCGATGAGCGCCCTGAAGAAGGTATCGGTAGAACGCGTCGCGGTGTGCCTGCTTGAAGTCCATCGTCGTATCTTCTCCGTTTGCTGCCGTGTTCGTCAACGAGGCGGCACAATGCGGAAGACCCGCCGGATCACTCGCCGTGGTGCCTGTGCCGCCTGCCAAATGTCGAATGACCGCGTGTCGACCCGCAGGGTAGCTGCCGGATTCGCCGGGATGGTCACGACACTCACTTCGACCAGGTCAAGATCCTTGACCATGCGATACATCTGGCCGTTGCGGTTCTCGTAGGAGTCATCCTTCACCACGAACCCGAACGACATGGAATTGACCACGCCAGATCGCACCGCGATCATCAGATCCTTGGCGTAGGAGGTGTCGATTGGGTTGATGCGAACGGCAAGCCCGCGCTCATCCTCC